AAGAAGGTGATAGACATACAGCCGATTGCCCGTTCTGTGGTGGTAGAAACAAATTCACATTAGATAAGTTCGATGGAAAGCTAATCTGGAACTGTTACCGAGCATCCTGCGGTGTTAAAGGTGCTTACACTGGTAAAAGAGATATCTCAGCAGCTAAATCATATCTTCAAGGCAATGCCACCCAGCGCTTTAAAGCTAAGTACAAAGAAATACCAACCTTAACTACACGAGTAACCAACCATGACGCTGCTGTTAGTTACCTAAAGCATGTTAACAGCTTTGATGCTTACTTGCGTGGCGATATAAAGATCAGGTACGCCCCTAAAGAAGATCGTGTACTGTTTTATAACCCTGAAGGTATAGGCGCTGTAGGTAGATCCTTACGCCCTGTTAGAGCTAAGTGGTGGAGTTATGGGGATCTATCATCTGGCATATCTATTGGTACTGGTAAGCACGCAATACTTGTAGAAGATGTGGCATCAGCTTGTAGTGTCTCTAATGTAGTTGGTTTTGTCGGAATAGCGCTATTAGGTACAAACATTACTAAAAGCATATCTAAAACACTTAGTAAGTACGAGAGAATCACATTAGTTCTTGACAATGACGCATCACTTAAAGCAATATCCCTTTCAAGGAAGCTAAATATACAATGTTATGTAAGGTTTACCAAATTAGATTTAAAATATCTGGGTACAGATAAGATACGAGAGGTGATTAATAATGATAAACAAATTAGCTAACTACTCTTTTGGATTTTTTGGAGTTAGGGTATCATCCTGGTGTAATACCATTCTATCTCCCCCAAAATCTCTGTTGAAATAGATTTTAGTTTGCAGTAATTGCTGCGTGTATTTATATATATATATTTAGGAGATCGACATGAAGTGTCGTGGAATAGTAGTTATAGACTACGATATAGATGGTGGCTTTTTAGAAGCAGCCGAAGAACAAAAGAAATTAGAAGATGCAATCGCATCTATCGTTAAAGATAACAAACGAGTGGTCTTTCACCAGGTCGATATGAAGGAACGCCGTGGTGATCATTCACCAGATATTAAGAACATGAAATTCAGGAACAGCTAAGTACCTGAACTAAAACAATAAACAAAGAAAAATGCCCTGATCGAAAGATTGGGGCTTTTTTTATTTCTACTAATTGTTATTACTAGGGGCATAATAGAATGTCACACGGAAGGGCAGAGCAGTGGAAATACAATTAATTAAGACACTATTGAGTAATGACACTTACTTAAACACAAAACCTCGATTACGCCAATCAATATTCTCAGATGAATTAGCACAGATTTATAATCTATTAGGTAAAGCACACACAAAATATGAAACGGATATTAAGCCTGATGATCTGTATTCGCTTTGGCTAACGGATAATCCTGTTGCTACGACGGCAGAGATAAATGACTTCAGAGATCTCATTGATCAGTTGAAGTACGCAGATAAAATTACAGATAGCATAGCTACAGATGTAATCGAAAGCCTATGGCGCAGAGAGATCGGTAGAGACATAGCCAACCTTGGTATCAATATGTCTGAAGGCGATACAACAGCGATGGGCAATCTTGTATCCCTGTTAGAGCGCACCAAAGATTCATACATGCCTGATGATTTTGGTGAGCCGACAACCGATGATATCTATGAGCTATTAGCTGAAACCTCTAATGATAATCGGTGGCAGTTCAATATAGAAACACTGAGCCGTAATGTGTATGGCATTGGCCCAGCGGAATTTGGTATCATCTTTGCTCGTCCAGAGACAGGTAAGTCTGCATTAGCTATTAGCTTTTGTGCTGCTCCTGGTGGGTTTGCTCAACAGGGCGCAAAGGTTCTGTACCTTGGTAATGAAGAGAAAACCACACGCACTAAGCTGAGAGCTATTCAAGCATGTTCTGGTATGACCCGTGAACAGATTGCAGACAATCCTGATTTAGCCATGAGCAAATACTTATCGATCCAAGACAGGATCATCATGAAGGATGTTCAGGAATGGGATTTAGATACGATCAATGGCTACTGCGAGAAGATATCTCCAGATTTAATCGTCATTGACCAGGCAGATAAAATTAATATCTCTGGAAATTATAATGCTTCCCATGAACGTATCAGAGAGTTGTACCGCAGCTTACGTGAGTTAGCCAAGAGGCATGACTGTGCCTTGTTAGGTATCAGCCAAGCAAGTGCTGACGCAGAAGGTCGTACTCGTATAGATTTCTCAATGCTTGAAGGATCAAAGACAGGTAAGGCAGCGGAAGCTGATCTGATCATTGGTGTTGGTAAGCATAATGCAGCAGAGGATGATAATCCTGATCACACAAGATTTATAAACATAAGTAAAAACAAACTTAGTGGTTACCATGGGTGCATCATTTGCAACATCGAGCCTGAAATCAGCAGGTATGTTGTATAATGGGAAAACGATCAAACTTTGAAAGAAAAGCACGAGATTATTATAGAACCCCCCGTGAGGCTGTATTTCCTATCTGGCCTTACCTTCAAGATCATCAAACCTTCTGCGAACCGTGTGCAGGAGATGGTGCGTTAGTTAGATCACTACAAGAGATTGGACTAACATGTTCAAGTGCATACGATATTGAGCCACAAACTAATGGCATTGATATCCAAGATGCCTGTGAACTAACCGAAGAGCATTTAAATGATGCTGATCTAATCATTACAAACCCACCATGGGAGCGTAAGATACTACACCCAATGATAGAACAGTTCTCAGACCTTAGACCCACTTGGCTGCTGTTTGATGCTGATTGGGTACACACCAAACAAGCTATTCCCTTCATGCCTCGTCTTAGAAAGATCGTAAGCGTTGGTCGTGTGAAATGGTTCGACAAAACCGCAGGTAAAGATAACGCCTGTTGGTATTTGTTTGATCGCCACGACGAAACTTATGCAACGAGATTTTATGGGAGAACGTAATGAACATATTAGTATTGGATTTAGAAACAACTGTTCAGAAGATAGATGGAAAAATAGATAATAGCCCCTTCCATCCTGATAATAAATGTGTAAGCGCACACTTTGGTTTCATTGGATGGGAAGGTGTAGATGAAGTAACAAACCTTGTATTTCATCATAATGAAAAAGATGTGCCTGATAGCCCAGCGCAGATGCAAGAAGCGTTAACTAAAGCTACGCTGCTTATCTGCCACAATGCCAAGTTTGATGTCACTTGGTTATTGCAAATGGGCTTTAAAATCCCTGACCAGGTATATTGCACAATGATAGGCGAATACATCCTATCTAAAGGGCAGAAGCGTCCATTGTCGCTGAAGGCAATAGCTGAACGCAGAGATGTTACACGCAAGAAATCTGATCTTGTAGATGATCTATTCAAAAGCGGTACTGGCTTCGAGGCTATGCCGTTAGCTACTGTTTTAGAGTATGCAGAAGCTGACGTTATATCCTGCGGAGAGATATATTTATCACAGCAAGACGACTACGCAGCTAAAAGTAATAAATCATTAGCAGAGACAGTAAAGCTGATGAATGAAATGTTGTTGTTCCTGGTTGAGATTGAAACAAATGGCATAAAGATTGATCTAGAAGTTTTAGATTTAATTAAGCGTGAGTACCTCGAAGAATTTAATCAAATAGAATCAGACATTGAAGAGATAGTTGAGCAAGTAATGGGTGATACCCCCATGAACTTATCTTCTCGTGATGATCAGTCTAAGTTTATATACAGCCGTGAAATTATATCTAAAGAAGTACATAAACAGGTGTGGAAGTTAGGTACTGGGCCAACAGGCAGACCGCAATATCCACCTAGTATGAACAAAAGTCAGTTTTATAAAGCAGTTAATGCAACAACTAATATTATACAGAAAACACATGTTGTTTGCTGCGATACTTGTGATGGGCGTGGTCGTATACAAAAATATAAACAAATCACTAGAACTAAATTAGGTAAAAAATACAGGGTACAAGGTGATCCATATAAAAACCTTTCAAAGTGTGAATCTTGTAAGGGTGTTGGTGCATTTTATAAACCCACAGGTGTTGTAGCGGGTCTGAAATTAAACCCTGAAACATCTTCTGATGCATCTGCTAATGGATTCAAAACAGACAAAGTTACACTTGCTAGATTAATTACTCAAGCTAAAGCTAAAGGTAATGATCTTGCAGTTGAATATCTTACTAAAACTATAAGACGAAGTGCAATTAAAGTATACCTAGATAGTTTTGTAAAAGGGTTTGAAACTTGGACA